GTGTAGCGTGTACGCGGTCATCCCGGTCGGAACTGCGCCAAAGTCCCACATCATGGCAACGCTCATCAGCGTGAATGTACCCCCCGATGCTGCAACTGTTGCAAATGTCAGCGCGCCGCCCACCACGTCATTGGCGGCGTACGCAGTGGTGTTTGCAGGCCGCGTGATCGTTGATGTTGGGCGGATACCGAGTGCCGGGATCGTCGCCTTGAGCTGCCCAATCGCATTGACTTGCAGAGGCGCATAGTCGCCGTCTGTGCCAACAAGCGTTGTGTCTGCGTCCCTGCGCACTGCAAGGCTCATCGTGCCCACATCGCCGGACGTGTGCGCGGCATCCTCGGTTTTTGCCAGTGATGTCAGCGTGGCATTGCCGGCCGTCTGTAGTGCTGCGGTAGATATCAGGTCCAGCACGGCCTTGTCTTCTGTGCTCAGAACCACGGGTGCAGCATCATCCGCTGGCCCTCGACCCGGCAGGTATTTCCCGACCGTCTGGGTGGTGCTGGTTGAGTCTAGTACGGTAATTGTTGGCATGTTAGTTCACTCCGATTCCCAGGCTCATAGTCCCGGCCACATACTGGCTGTTTGCTGCAATGCTGAAATCGAGCGATGGGCCCGATGGTGGTGGCGGGCCCGGTCCTATCTCTGATCGTGCAGACGTGAGTGGAGACCTCACGCTCGATGCCAAAGGAGAACGGACCGGGCTCAGTATCACTGGTCAGCCTGAAAAACTGGAGAGCCTGCCACCAGCATGGCTCGGTACTGGGCGCCTGCTACGGGGTTAGCGACCGTCCATGCGCTGGAAGCGTTCAGCGGAACCGCTGAGCTGGTGCCCGACATGGTGAAGTTGAGGGGGCTGGGTACGTTGGCCCAAGCCGCTCCCGCAGTGTTTCTGCGTTGAAGCTGCACCGACCCCTCAGTCACTTGGACAATGAAGTCTCCCGCTCCAGGAGTAAAAGCCGTAGTAAGGGAAGAAGAGATGGTAGCCATAGGTTACTTCTGGTTCTTGGCCTTAGCCATGTTGCGCCCCATCATCTGCATATCGCTGCTCACCATACCGCCTGCAGCGAATTTCTTGGTAGGCTTCTTCGCATCAGTAGATTTGGCTTTTCCGAAAGGGTTGACACCCTTCTGGCCCTTCATGAAGGGCATACCAGATTTCTTGGCTTGTTTCATCACGATTCCTTATCTAGAGTCTGCTAAAGAAATATCAGGCCGAGGCTCTCGCAACGCCTGGGGGTCCTTGGTATCTACCATACCGATTCTGTACTGCGGTTGATCCGGGTCCCAGCACGAAGGGCACGTCTTGATGTCCGTCAGTTTCGTGTTGATGACGTTTTTACGCATCGCGGTCAATTTGCAGCGAAACCCGCACCGATCACAAAAGCCGAATGCGATTTTACCGGATGCAAAGTTTCCGCTCACCCGTAGCTCCTTTTGGGAACAAGGCGCATGGTAACTTTCTCGCGGTCTTCAGTAGACGCAAGCAACCATTGCTCTTCATACTCCGCTTTGAGCATGGGCAGTCGTTCCGCCACTTCAGGCCGCTTCATGGCGATTTTGTACGCCAGCCCCGCAATGAGGCATGGGAGAAACCGTTGGGGGATGTCATACGACAGCTCACCCGACACGCCAGCGTCCTGTATGCGGCGCATGCGCCAGTACACGTACGTGTAGGAATCATCCTGGGGGATGGGCCATACAGTGATACGTGGTGCTACCTGCCTATCCACCCATACTTGTGCAGGCCGACCCAGTGTATTCTTGACTGGTATTGTCGCGTATGAAGGCATGCCGATGCGTGTGACGGAAATATCCATCACGGTCGCACCAGTCGTTTGCCGAATGACTTGCTCAACAATGTCGATGGTATCTGCTGGCAGATCATAAGTAGGCACTCCCGCAAACAGGGGAATAGCTCCTTGATCTACCGTCCACAGGTTATAGCCCCTATTACTCCAATCAAGTGCAAGTAAATTGAGACTCCTGCGGGCGGTCTTCATTTCGTAGCCCGTCCTGAGCGACAGAGTGCACTGCTCATACGCTTCCTCAATTATCTCAACGATATCGAGGTTAAAAGCAGCAGTGCCTGAAGTAGCCATTAACGCATCCTACCCTTTGTCATGCCTTTTGTCGCCGCACCGCAGCCTCGGACTTTACCCCCCGAATTGTACGCCTTTACCTTGCCCCCGCAGGCCATTCCTTGCTCTGCCTTCTTGAGGCGACCCTCGACAATGGCTTTCGGGTTTCTCAGCGGGTCCGCAGGTAATGCCCCGACCCCAGAACGCTTCGTGGGAGTTTCCACGGGTTTGGGTAGCGGGCGATTCGGTTTGTCCGCACCGGGTAGAGGGGTGCGCGTGCCGAGTAGTTTCTTGATCGCCGCCTCAGACATCTTGGTATCGTTCACACTATTCCTCGGTTAGCACTTCCAAGCCTTCAGCGACTTGTTTATGCGAGAGTTCGGGTCTTTGGCCGTTTTCGCACTCGTCAGCTTCTTTTTCATGCCTGACATTCGTGCGCAGAAAGAATCTTTACGCGACCCGCCTTCCGGTTGGGGTGCCTTTAGATTTCCGCCAGTAGCCTTGTTGTACGAAGCTCTGCCCGCAGAGTTCAAGCCTCCAGACGGTGCCTTGCCTTCTTTGCGGGTCCAAGCTGGTGACTTTGCCATACGCTTCTTTCCTTAAAACAAAAGGGCCGTATCAGGAGCCCTTTTTGCGTAAAGCCCCCACCAAAGCGCTTAGCTTCCTGCGCTTCCCCAGACACCGAGGAAGTCGCTGACTCCGAAGCTGTACCGCTCACGCGCCTTGTAGCGAGCGTTGCCCGTGTCGAAGTCTGCGTCCATGCCCGTCTTCATTGGCACGCGAACAAACATCTTCATGCCGTTCGGGACATCTGTGCAGATGAAGTAGCCGTTCACGTCCGTCAGGTAGTTGTTGACAACGTAGCCACCCGGGAAGATGCCGTTGTTCTTCAGCGCGTTGATGTCGTTCGGCGCGAAGGTGGTGATTGCCGAGGCGGACGTGCGCAGTGAAGTCTCCAGCAGACGGGTCGCAACGAACTGCAACTGCGGCGGGATCACCAGCTTCTTCGGCTTTGCGACGATCAGCAGGCCCCGCTCGTCCGTCCACTGGTTGATCTGGATGACTGCGGCTTCCAGAGTCGTTTCCGACAAGTCAGCAGCGGTGCCCAGGTTGCTGTTGAGGCCCCCGCCCACCAAGGGGTGAGAAGCGCTGAACAGCGCCACGCCGTCGCCACCGACTGCGGTAAAGCCAGAGTTCAGGACCGCTGCAGCTTTGACCTGCTTGGTGTACGCCATTGCGCGGGCCAGCGCCTTGGTGTAGCGAGCCGAGAGGCTGTCGTAGAGGTTGTCCTCAACTGCCTCTTCCGTCAGGGAGAAGCCCAGCACGATGGTCTCGTGAGTGAAGCGGGCGATGTACGACTCTTGCGCCGAGTCATAGACCATCGCGGCACCTTCAGCCTTGACGGGCGCAGACCCGAACCCGGAGAGCTTCACTTCTTCCTCGAAGGAGCGATCCGAGTTTTCAATCTCGTAAATCGCTTTGTGCTGTTCGTCGTAGCTTTTGTACGACAAACCAAACAAAGCATTCAGCCCAGGAAGCAGTTCCTTGAGCAGTTGGGCACGTGAAATTGCAGCCATTTGTGTTTACCTCTTTCGGTGGTGGGGCGACTGTTAAGTGCCGGTGGAGTTGAGGTATGCGTGCATGACGCCGTTGTACGTCACGAAGACCGCAGTGAACGTACCCGCCGCATTGACCGAATCGCGGTCCACATCAACAACTCTCATCGGCAGAGTAGCAGTGGTAGCCACGGCTGAAACCGCCACATCAGAAGTGCCGGTTGAGGTGGTGTTTTGCACCAGAGCCACGTTTTTGCCGATCACAGCCGCTGCAGTTTGCCCCGCAACGACAGTGGTGCCTGACACGTATGCAGCTCGAAGGATCACTTGCGAGTCAGCGCTGACAATGGCGACAGCGTCTGCTGCAACCGTGCCCGCCACCCAGTTGGTTCGGAATGTCTTGCCCAAGGCCGCATCGGTGTAGGAGCAGCCCAGGAAGACGCCGATGACGCCGCCAGTAGGAACAGCCGTTGTCGCGGTTGCTTTGGCGATAACGCCAGAAGCCAGAGCAACAAGGTCGCCGGGGCGAAGTGCCACGCCGTACCCGGAAGTGATGGTGAATTCCCGGGTAGCACCAGCGTATGGCTGTCCGCCGATGAGCGAAACAGGTTGAAGGCCGAAGGGCCGAGTGTAAGCAGGCATGTTTTACCTCTGTATGGTTAAGAACCTTTGCCGAAAGTCACCTTCGACTCGCGGTTGTTGAAAATCGGCATGCGGGGGTCGCTCTCCTTCATCAAGTTGCTATCTACCGCCGCCATCTGCTGCAAATTCATATTCGCGTAATAGAGGTTCCGGGCCTCCATGATTTCTGTCGGAATCTTGCACAAAATCAAGTCTCCGATTTCGATCAGCCCAGAGTTTTTCGCAGACTCGTTGACACTGGTAGCCAGATCAGGGTGGTCCCCCAGAGGCACCGTGGCCCATCCTTCCCGCATCATCTTTCCGAAGTTGTTGTTGTCCGGTTCACCGTTGATGGAGCGCCGAACATATCGGTAGCGGATGCCTGGAGGGGCTTGCGGCATCGGCAAGGCGTCTGCAGGCTTGTACACGTACTTGCGGAACTCTTCCGGGTTGCGTGTGCTCATCCCGCGAATCGCTGCGTCTCGTACATCTGTTTCGCGGGGAGCGCGATCTACCGTTGCCATTACCTTGTCTCCGACAGTTTCAGTTTCTCTGCAGCAAACTGCTCAGGAGTAACCCCAAGGCGGTGTGCCAGAGACATTTCAGTGGATGAGAGCGTGACGCGCCTGCGTCCGTTTGCAGTGCGGGTAGCGGGCGCTACAGGGCTGCTCGGGCGGGATGTGCTGCGAGATGCGAGGGCGGGCTCAAATTTCTCGGGGAACCGGAATTTGAGCTTTTCGTCGAGCTTCGTGTAGTAAAGCTCCGCATCTGCGCGGGGGTCGAACCCTTGGCTGACCAAATCTTCGTGCACCCCGAAGGCGAAGGCGGTCATCGACTTGTCTTTTTGGAACCAGTCGTCGTTCCGTGCAGCCCATTCCTGCGCCCGTTTGTCGGGGGGAGGTCGTGCCGTAGGCTGCGATTGTTGCACACTTGTTTGTGGTTGTGCAATAGGCGGTGCTTCTTTTTGAATCTCCAGTCGATTTTTCTGTGCAACCAGGGTAGCCATCTTGAGCTGCGCGTCGGCCATAGCCTCAGAGTCGTAGGCATTCGCCGCCTCGACGTACTCTTTTCGCGTTGCAGCAATATCTCCGTCGAGTTTGGCGAGACTGGTGTCCGTGGACTGGACACGCAGTTTCTGCGAACCCTCTTCTGCTGTCTTGGCGCGTGCCAGAGCATGCTGAGCGAACTGGACCGCCTCATCCCTCTCCCGCTGCGCCTGTTCTCTCGCTCGCCGCTCGTCTTCCCGCCCGTGCGTCAGCTTGTTGATGCGTTTTCTGACCGACTCGGAGTAGGCAGCGAGTTCTTCCTCCGTGGGATCGGCGTCGGAATCGGCGGGGAGGGGTTTCGCCTTGCGATCCCGCTCAGAAACACGAGGATCGGGGACTTCTTCAATCTCGATGTCCGCAAAATCCTTGGCGCCCCTCTCATCAAGCCTTTTCGCAGCGGTTTCGTCTACTGCGTCGAGGTCCATTTCTGTTTCAATCGAGAAATCCTCGTCGATGCGTGCCATATTCAGCCCCCTACCCTTTTGATACCGCGTGGATCGTCTACTTTGCCTTCTATGGCGTCGTCGTTGATGAGGCGCATCTCTTTACCGTGCACCACAATCCGCGTGCCTGAGTATGGGCGGATAATCACAAAATCACCCACCGCGCACCACGGGCCGTTGGGAAACTTTGCACGGTCTAGGTAGCAATCAGGGCCTAACTTAGCCACAAACGCCACGACAGAAGCAACTTCGTCGCCTTGACGGGTTGAATCTGCTTTCAAGATGCCCGATTCGTACGCTTTTTCTTGTTCCGGCAGGATCAGCAGCATCTTGTACCCGACCGGATCGGGCATAAACTTGCCGCGCTGCTCCTCGGACTGCTCTGTTACCGGCTCCATCTCTTGGTCCAGCAGTCTGAAAACGGATTCTGGTAGGTGTAGCTTACTTGTCATCTGCTTCTTTCATTAGGGTGATTAGTTCTTTGTGTCTATCCAACGCATACTTCAAGCCAGAGAGTTTACCCACCAGCCTTTTGTATTCCTCAAATGAGGCGACGTTCCCCGCACTAAAGGTGAAGTGGATTGCCGCAATCTCTTCGTCCAGCTCTTTGTAGAACCGTTCATTGAGCCCGATGAACATGCTCACTGGACGTCTTTCTTCTGTGCACTGCCCTGCTGTACCTTCAGGGCTTGCTGAACCCGGTGCGCTTCCTGCGCCCGCTGCTCCGACGACATGGCTTGTTTAGCGCTGGTCGCCATCCGCAGCTTGTGCTGCTGCTCCTTGTGAGACAGGTTTTGCTGGTGCGACTGCGACCCCTGCGACATCTTTTGCTGAGCCTCAGCCACCTGTATCTGGCCCTGCACTGCGGTCGGGTCTCCTTGAGGCGCTGGCTGCTGCTGCTGCAGCTTGCCTTCTCCCTGCGCGATGGCCCACTTCAGCTTGGAGTCGTTTTCTTTCACCCCAACCTCGCGCTCCTTGAGCATCAATTCTTTCTGCTGCATCTGGACGAGGGGGTCTTGCTGCTGCTGTTGCTGCTGTGCCTGCGCAGCCTCGTTCTGGTTCTGGGCTTGCACGCTCTGCGCCGCCTGGGCCAGCAGGCCCGCCAGGGCGTACTCCGTCTGGGTATCCATCTGGTCGTTCGGGTCTGGAAGCTCCACCCCCATCGCCTGCTGTATCTGGGCCCGGTACATGTAGGCCGCATGCTCCGCCAAGTGCCCCTGCATGGCGTTGAACAGTATCTGCGCGTTGGGGTTCTGGCCCAGCAGCATGCCGATCTTGGGGTCTTTCATGAACGCTTGGTGCACAGCGATGTGCGCCTGATGATCCTGCTGCAAAAACGCCTTCACGGGCTTGCTCATCAGAATCGCCATGTTCTCGCTCACCGGGTCCCGTGGCTTCTGGTCCTCGGGCATCGGCACGATTTTCTCCACGTTCCTGATGTTCAACGTCTGCAGCATCTCCCGGTGCAAAAACGCTTGGTCATATAGCTGCGGCGCCTTGCTCGCCAAGTCGAACGCCGCTTGGTACTGCGCGATCCTGACACCCATCGTTGTCGCGTTAGGGTCGCTGACGGGAATAATCTCGATGAGGTCGTAGTCGGCGTCTTTAGCGTTGCGGTCGGGGTCTGCCTCGTACGGGTAATCTCTTTCCCCGTTCTCCTTGACCAGCTTCTTGAGCATCTTGAACTCAATCCGCATCGCTGCATGTATCCGCGCCTGCACCGCTGAGAGAGTCTTCAACTGCCGCTCGATCAGCGCCAATGTGGTACCGACAGGCGCGTTGTTGTTAGAGTCACTGAACGCCGCGTCTGAGATATTCGCCGTCTTGCGCCCGTCCTCCACAATACTCTGCATCAACTGGAACAGCGTCGGGCTCGGTTCTTTGTAGGGCAGCGGCAGGATGTTGTCCTTGAGCGTGCCGCTCGTCACGTCCGCATCGCGGAACTCGCCCGGGGTTATCGGGGAGTCCTCCCCCTTGATGCGCATGCCCCGGGTCTTGAAGCCCCCTGGGAGGTTCGCCAGCGTGCCTGCGTCCACAAGCTGGCGCAGGAGGCTCGTCCCGGCCTTGGCGTGGCCCCCAACGAGGTGGATCAGCCCGAACCCGTAGAACCCGAACCCCGGGATGTACATGTAGTGCACAAAGTGCTGTTGCTTCTTCTTCTTGACGTCGCCTTCTGTCCAGTTACGTCTGATCGACATAATGTTTGTGGTGGACTTGTTGATAGTCACCACGTAAGGCCATGAGAACGCCTGCTCTTCCTCTTCATTCTCGACAGTCAGGTTGACCATCATCTCCAGCACGGTGTACTGGTCGGAGTTGAGCCCTTCTACGCCGATCAGCTTGTCTTTCTCCTGCTGCGTGTCATCCGGCATACTATCCGGGCTTCCTATGGGCTCATCAATGTACACCCCCGCGTCGATCATCCGCTCCAGCCAGTTCTCCGAACGCCTCATGACGTGGGTGACTCGCTCCGCCGAGTGAATGTCTGCAGCTCCGTAGTTGACTACCAAGTCTTCCGCAGGCACGAACATCGCAGCTTGACGCCCCAGGCTGGCGTCGAAGTAGACCTTCTTGAACGCAGACCCTGTGATGGGCAGGCTCCACAACATGCGCTCGTGCTCGACCCGGTACTCTGGCATCTCCTCTGTGAGGCGCCAGTTCATATCTTCCTTGACCCGCGCAGCCGCAGCCAGCCGCTCTGGCGTCTGCTTGCCTATCACCTGGGTCTTCACGGGCCCGTTGGCGGGGAATGTCTCCGTGATCGTCTCCGACTGGAACCGAATCACAGCCTCCGTGATGAGGGGCGAGAACACGCCGCAGGCGCCGTCCCAGGGCTCCGACCGCTCCTCGATCTGCAGGCCCAGCAGTTTCAGCCCTTCCCGGTACGTTTTCTCCCACTGGTCCCTGCTGCGCAAGTCTTCGTCGTAGTGGCTCAACAGGTCCGTGACGATGCTGTCCAACTTCTTGCGCTTCTCTTCGTCCGCAAAGACAGTCTCCAACAGGTTGTCGTTGTGGTCGCTCACCACATCCACGTCAATATCGAACTCAGTCACCTCACCTACGGGGATGATGTCGTCGATCACCTCAATATCAATACCCGGGTCCGCTGCGTTGATGATGTCAGAGGCTTGTGTCTGGTAGATGCCCTTGGTTACGGCACCCCCTGCACCGGGATTTGGCTCGATCATGTATTTTCCTTAGTAGTAAGCTGCTCGTTTAGGCACAAACTGCCTACCATCTTCGTAATCGTCGTCGCTGGGCAGGGTAATGAAGCCGCCTTGGCGAAACCGCGTCAACCCCATAACCAAGTTGTCCACCCGGTCGTCGTGCTTGCCTGATGGGAAGTCGTTGCACTCTTCGATGAAGTCGTCGGCCCATTTGGTCTCAGGTGCCCAGACAAGCCCGGACATTACTATATCCGCAACAGATGTCAAGCGGGCAAACTTATTATTGGGGGAATTCGTCGTCCCCCGCCCCGGGCTGTATTCCTGCAGCGGCAGGCCCATGCGCCTGAGTTCTTGCGCCAGCGCGGCGCCGTTGGACTTTTTCTCGATGATGAAACAATCTGGCTTCCAAAACTTGTACTCATTGAGCGCCAGCTTCTTTAGCTCGGGGAACTCTATCCTTCTGCATATGCAATTCAGCAGTATGATGTTTGCTCGCTTGTGCTCACCATCTGTGTCTTGGTAAAATATGCCCCACACCGCCAGCGCAGTAAAGTCAGCCCGCTTATTCACTTCCTGAGCCGCGTCGAGCGTCATCATCACGTACTCACACGTGGGGGCTTCCGCACTCTTCCACCTACGCCACCATTCCGTCTTAATTATGGCGCCTTGAGCGCTGGTGGGGTTCTGCTGATACTGCGCCGACCACTGAAACGCAGGCATCGTAGCCCGGGTGCGCCGCAGCGCCTCTATTGACCACTGATCGGGCCACAGAGACTTCTCATCCTCGGTATGCTCGTTCAGGATCGCGGGAAACTCAATGTACTCCCACTGATCCATCTCGGGATTGCCCGCAGACTCCTCCACGAGGCGCCCGATCAGGTCGTTTTTAGCCCAGCGGGTGTGCAGAATTACAACACGTCCCCCAGGCATCAACCGGGTACGCGCCCCATATGTGTACCACTCATATGCACGGTCGAACACATCGTAGTTACCGTTGAGGATGTCCTGCTCCGAGAACGGATCGTCCACAATCAGCAAGTCGGCACCCCGGCCCGCTACGGCGCCCCCGACTCCGACAGCGAAAAACTCACCCCCCGCACTCGTAGTCCACCGGCCTGCGGATTTACTGTCTGACGACAGCAATGCGTGGGGAAAAATGAGTTTATACTCATCGGAGTCCATCAAATTTCGGACTTTTTTACCGAAATCTACCGCCAAGTCGGCGGTGTGGGACGAGATAATCAGCTTCTGGTCCGGGAAGTTACCCATAAACCACGCCGGGAAGTATAGAGACAGCAGCAGACTCTTACCAAACCGAGGGGCTATGGCCGTAGCGAGGCGATCTATCTCCCCTGTCGCTGCCTGCTCCAGCTTCTCAGCCAGTATTTTATGGTGAGGACCTATCTTGTACGTGGGGTGCACGCGCATCACAAACGTAAGCAGTGATTTACGGCACTTCTCCGCCTGCTGCCGTTTCTCGTACTCCTCCAACAGGTCTAATACTGCGAGTTTCTCCTGAGCCCCCATACTGGGGAGCGCGATCTTGAGCTTGTGTAACTCCTGGGGGGTCACGACACCAGCCGCTTCCCCGACTCAAAGTCTTCGCGCCCGTCACCTGAGTTATGCACCAGTACGGTGGGGTACTCGTCATCGCGCACAGGCTGGCACCAGCAGTTACTCACGCACGTATGCTCTTTGATATCGTACAAAGGTATGACGTGTATGTCGGCGCATGAGTCCTTGAGGCTCTCCAGACCCCGTTTACTCATCATCCACCCCTATGCGCGAGGGCATACTCGCTTTATCGACCCTCTCGATGAGGGGCATGTCGATGGTTAGCTTCTCCAACCGCCTTTTTATGGCCTCTTCAACTTCCTTGTCCGACATCTTGCTTGAGACTATCTCAGTGCGCTGAGTGAACAGCGCCACCTCAGTTACTTCTCCCAGCATCTTGTACGCCTTCAGGCGCACTTCTGGTTTGACGTTCTTGGTCTCCTCCATGAGCCCGGTGACGATGTATGAGCGCAACTGCTTGGCCTGCTGGACAAACTCCCACTCATACGCCGTCAGCATGCCCACCACCTTGCGGATCGCCTCCGGGGTGCGAATCTCCATGACGGCCTTGCGCTTCTGCGCGTCGTCCATGGCGGGGGCCGTGAAGCAACCGAACGCCTGGGTAGCCAACGCCCGCTCGTACGCGGGGTCGATGGGCGCAGTATCTTCAGCGCCGAGGGACTTCAACCAGTCTTCCGTATTGATTTTTGCGGATAGAATTTCTTCTGTGGAGGCTTCGTCGAGCGGCACAAAAGACAAAGCCGCTTCGTTGAGCGGCTGGGGGTCCTGCGCTAAAAGGTGGTCAAGCATTTAGCGATACTATCTCATGGGGCGTCCCAGCGCAAGGCTGGGACTTGGGGGGTGCAGTGTATCTTCCTGCACCCCTTTTTTTCTACTGAAGCACCCGGGTAGGTGCCCTTTACGAAGCGCCCTCCACTCATGGCGCCGGTCCCCATCACTTACTTTGCGTCCTCGATGCGCCACACCCGCGTGCCGCCATCCATCTCACGGACGGCGAACTTCGTGATCTTGTTGGTCTTGTTGAAAGCACCGATGGCACTGCGCACCGTCTGTGGCTTCACGTCTGAAGGCACTGCGAACGAGTCACCCACCTCCATGATGGCGAAGGGGTACTTGCTGCCACGCTTGGCACCAAAAGAGAGACGGGGAGGAATGGGGAAACCAGTTTCAAGTTGGAAAGTCATGATATGTCCTTGTGGGGTTGTGGGGTTGTGAAACGGCTTGCTGCCGTTGTCGATACTATATGCGCCAGCCTGTGGGGTTGTCAATAGTTGATACCTTAGTAGGGTTATTATTTTTAAGTGAGGGTAAATGCCTTTTTCAACTCGTCCCTCACGATTCGGCGCACATCCGCTTCGGTCAGAGGTAGCGCCGGCAGTTTTTCATACTTGTTTTATTTCGTAGTGGTGGGGGTTAAGGAGAAGGGCGCGTTCCTGGTATAGGCGCCATCTGAGTCGGGCCTCCTGGGGATGACCTAGCTGTAGTACGTACAGCATTGCGAACTTGGTCTGCTGGAGACGAGTTAATACCATGATGCTAGCAGGGTTATTATTTTAGAGGGGGTGGAAATGCTATTTGGGGAGGGTGGGGGTCAGCCCCCCATGCGGTATCGAGATTGGTTTCGTTGTGGGTCAGTCGGTACGCCACAGCTTCAACGCACGGCGCAACATAACCGTTGTGAACTTGTTCGCG